TGCGACTTCGCGGATTCCCCTGAGCTAGAACTCTGCCGGCCAAAGTTGTCGCGCCGGGGATTTGGCCGCATAGCCAAATAGTATAGGCGTGCTAGCATGGTAGCCAACACGCCTACTGGTCACCTACGTGGATTGTATTATCGTGCTCGTGTTTTCACACGGGTTCCTCCACCCACGTCGAGACCAAATCTCGTTCCGCCTTGTCGAGGCAGGTCTTCATCGTACGAATCTCGTCGAGAAGCCGTTTCACCGCATCGTTGGGGTTTGCGAACGGTTTCCCGTTCGAGTCCCGCCATCCGCCGTGGAGCGCCTCCAAGAAAGCACCGAACCTGCGCTCGTTCGAGACAAGCTCGGCCAGGTGGGCTTTCTGCCAAGGTGTCAGCGGACTCTTCACGATTCGACGAGCCAGACGCCGACGCCGTCCACGCCGTCGAGCGTGTACGGGCGGACCGTGAACTTCAGCCCCAGACGCTTGCCGGCCGCGTACGCCGTGGACGCAAACGTCTTCACCGCCTTGCCCTCGACGAACATGGGGTCCTTGGTCCCGATGCTGGCCCAATCGTAGATCGAGCTACTGGCCCGGGTGCGCGGAGGCGGGGGCGTGTTCCGGAGCATGGTGATCCTGACGACATCCCCGTCGATGTCCGGGGCCGTTCCGTTTTTCTTCTTCGCCATAGTAGTTCCGTGGTTCTGTGGTTATGCCTCCCTGACCGGGCGGCGAGGTTTCGTCGCGGCTGCGACGTCTCCGAGGATTTTAGCTCCTGCGGAAATCTGCTTCTCCCGAAGATCCCCAACGACCTTGAACAGGTCGGCGACATCCTTCGGTCGGAGGTTCGGGTTCTTGTTGAGAAACTTCTCCAATGAGGAGGCCAGTGCATCCAGGCGATCGAACGCGGCAAACACCCGGATCGCCATGCGGTCGGTGAGCCCGCCCTCCTTGTTATCCAGCAGTGGGGGTGAGGGAGGTAGCGAGATGATCCAGTGATCCGAGGAGGTATCGGATGTGTCCGGCTTCGTCTCGGCACTCTTGTATAGCAGACTCTCGTCGGGCGTTGTCGCTGACGACGTCGATGGCGAGGGTCCCGGCGTCCCGGATGAGGGCTTCAAGGCGGCCTTCAGCGATCTGTCTAAGAAGCTGCCCTCCGTTCCTGGAGATGAGGAAGGTGAGGAGTTCACGTCGCTGGATTGGGTCGAGTTGGTCGGTTGTTAGCATCAGGCCACTGGGACTCGTCGATAAGAGCCCTAAAGCACTCAGCTTCCGGGTCGGAAATCTTCAACGGGAGCCAGCATTGGCACCCACCTGGGAATGAAACACCAAAGGAAGTCACGACCAACGATACCCCGTCGCCACATGTTTGCAACGTAGAATCGAACAGCTCACACTTTTGGCAACCTCTCCACCGTCCGATGCGTGCATGGATAGGTGCTTTCCGATTCTGTGGGGCGGTAAGCGATCGAACTACGCCCACTGCCGCCTTCCCGACGGGTTCCCCATGGCGTACGTAATACGCCGCACCCCGAAGCAGTGCCCGTGCGAAGCTCCTGAACCGTCGGATGCGTTTTAAGACGCGCTTCATGCTGGCATGACCACTGCGGTCCCGTACACCGGGTGGCCGTAGAAATACGTAGCGAGCGGATTAGGTGCCTCGTCCCGTTCTGCGAACGAGTTGAACCGCATTTCCCTCCCCGCGGGGAGCGTGACGGAGTCGATCATGGAGAGATCCTCGCATCCAGGGAATATGGCCTGCGCCACCAATTCCGGAGTCGGATCTTCGAGTATCTGCATCCGCCCCTCCGGAGAGAACACGTAGCACCCGGGGAGATCCCGCAGTCTTACCAGGAACCCATCATTTTCGTTCGTGTTCGCCACACCATTCCTTTTCATTGGTGACGGGAAACTTGGCGCGGTCGCCAACTTCCGTCGGGATGATGGTCGGAGGAAAACGATGACAGCTTCCGATATGTTTCGGCCGCCGCTCAGTGTCGCTTTTCCAGCGTTCCCAGTGGATGCAAGATTCGCAAGTGTAAGTCATGGTTTTTAGTCAAATACAGTTTGATGCGGGAGCACTACTTTAGTTTCGCTGCTGATTTGGATCGTGCAAGCGAGATCCCGGACGAACCCAAGATACCCGTTCAGTTTTCCGGTGACTGCCAAATTGCCGCCAACAACGTCGAGACGAGATCCCTCCCCATACACCTGGGCGGTCGTATTAGCCGTGTAGCCACCGGCTGCGCCGGCCGACCGATCGCTTTCGATGTCGCAGTGTTCGACGGTCGCCGTGCAGTGCCCATTGAGGTACGCCATGTCCCACTTCGTACGGACCGTGCAGTGTCGGGCCCCGATGCGAATCTTTGCCGCGTTCGCATACAGCCAGTCCGATTGCGCCGACACGTTGCAGTCCCACAGGTGCAGGAATCCGAAGTCCTGAAACTTGCCGTCTGCTACGCCGATCGGGGCGGAGATGATCGGCTTCCAAGCCGGGGACATTGACTGGCCGACGGTGATCTCGATGTGCTGCATCGATCTCGTGCCGGTTCCGGGGAGGAGTTCGACACAACACTTCGGCTCCGGGCTGGATGCGTTGATCGAGCCGTCGAACACGAATTTCGCCCGGTTGGTCGCGGATGATGCGATGAAGACCTCCGGCCGCCACAGAAGCGATTGTGGGCCGAACACGTACAGCCCGGGATTGCACCAGATGATCGTCCCAGCCGGCGAAGTCTCCGCGGCATTCAGTAGTTCGTCGACTGTGCTAACTTCGAAAACGGGCTTGTCGCTCATATCGTTCCCTCCTCATCGCCCATAGCATGTTCATTCTCACTCCTCCCACAGTCCCTTGGTTTTGAGAAAAGCCTCGCAGCGTTTGGCGGCGGTGGCGTGCCAGCAATAATCGTTTTCGTTCATTAGTGTATCATACCTTACAAGCTCTCTTACATTAAGCGTTCCCTCCATCTCATGACATGCGTTTAGGTCGTGGAGGTAGTCGGGTGGAGCGCGAAACGCTAATCCTCCAGTAGACGGGCGTTCCCACCACAGTCCGTCAGGGCTGCAAGTATACCCACACTCCTTCGCAATCGCGATCTGTTGTTTCTCGGGGGTCATTGTGGCCTTGGAGTTTTTGGAGTAACGGCGTTTTGAACGATGTGCATGAATGCGGTTTCTGTTTTACGCATTAAGAATGCCAAGTCTGGCATGAAAACCCGATCAGCTTGGTCAACAACAGCCGCAACAACCTTGAAGTTGAGTAAGTTGGTCATATTACGTGTTGGCGTACCAGCAACCAGTGACGCCGCCGATGACCGACGTGTTGTCCCGAATGAGCGGGGACTTCGCTTTCTCCCAGGCGGTCGGCGACTGCGGGCTCGTGCCGGAATCCGCAATCACGACGTTGTCCCGGACCATGACAACCTTGTTGCCCTCCGCCCAATGAACGATGCCGCAGTTCGCCGGAATCTCGTCGACAACCATGGTGTTTCCCGCGATGACGCAGTCATCGCATCCACCGAGGTAGGCGATCCCGACCGGGGAGTTCCCGGGATCCAGCGCCCCGAGACGAAGCTGGTTGTTCATCACGGAGAGGTTCCGGATGCGCCAGTTCGCCGTCTGGTCCGCATGCACGAGACACAGCGAGTCCTCCGCAACACAGGCCGAAACCGCGATGTCCTGAACGTCGTAGGTGTCCTGGTTGAGAAGCGAGCGAACCGAAGAAACCGAGCAGGAGTACACCCCGACGGAAGACCCGGAGAAAGCCGCATGCACGAGGGCGTTGAACACCCGGCCATCAACGCGGCATTCGGAGATCACGCCTTTGGCGCCCGGCGGGCTGTCATTCAGGATCGCGGTGACGTACGCGTATGGCCGGGTGTATGGAGTGCCCGCCTGCTCGTTATCCGGCATCGGAAAAACCCGGCAGTTCGAAACGGTGTTCGGCAGGTTGGCGCCCAGGAGATATTCGTTCGTCCCGGACTTGCGCGATGTCGCCGCCAACGCGAAGCACTCCAGGCCGGCGCTGAAGTTCCCCCGGGAGCCCATCACGTCAACCTCCCGGATGACGATGCCGTGCCCCTCCGCGATAAGTCCGACCAGAGGTTCGGGCCCCGTTTCTTGCACGCCGCAAACGATGGTGAACCCCTCAAACCTTCCGGTGGAGAGCTGATCCCCGCCGGACGGCTGGTACATGACCGCCCGCACCCCGCGGAACACCCCCGAGTTTCCCTGCACGAAAGTAGTGCGGCCGACCCCCATTCCCCGCACCCATACATCCTGGGGCCAGACAATGCCGCTGGTTGTGTAGGTGCCCTCGTCGAAATAAAATTCGCACCTTCCGGTCAACTCCCGGCATGCCAGAAGTACGCGATCCAGGTCGACTACCAAGCAGTTGAACGGACGTTCCGCCGAGCCATCTCCCGCATCCGTCGAATTCGAATTGTTGAAGTAGAGTTTCATGGTTCAGGCCTCCAAACTGGTCGCCATCGTTCCGCCCAATCGAGAATCAACAAGGCATCCGCGGTCGCATACGTAACGGTGAGGTGGGGAAACCGCCGTTGCGCTTCAGCCTTCAGACAGGACTTCCATTTGTCCCCGTGCGCCTTCCGCGTACCCAGGCTGAAGAACCGCTGCCAGATCTGGGGACGGACCAGTTCGATTCGGATGCCGAGCGCATGGAGAGCGCCGTGGATGACGCCGACATTGCGGTGCAGCTTGGCGGTCGACGCCGGGGACACCCGGCTGCCCACTACCCACGGAACATCCTCGATCACCACCCGTATCGCCCCCTTCGCCGAGACCTTGCAGGTTCGCAGAAGATCCACGATGTCCCCGTCCGTCGAAGGCATCGCAGCGGCTGCGACTACGTCATCGCGCCGGTACGCCACTCCCCCGGACATGCCTGGGTCGATTGCGAGGATCACGGAGACAGTAGGTCAAATTTGGCGTACGATGTCAACCGTGCATTGCGCGCCACGCCGACGTTTGACTCGCGGGCACTGTGAACGACAGGCTATCCAATCGCTCCATGCGAGTCGCCAATCGCTTCCGCTCCGCCCGCCGCATGCTCTCCGCACGCCGAAGCGCCTCTTCCGGGCTTGTCGTCCAGTCAGGCGATCGCAGTAAAAGAGGAATTTCCCCGTCAGCCTCTATCCAGGCACACCCCGCCGGCCAACGAACCGGCTTAACGACAACCGCCAGAATCCCCCTGGTCAGCGCCCACCGGGTAACGTACGCCTGCGTTGGAATGTCGAACGGCATGCCAGGGACTACGCCATATATGGCGCACTCTGTCAATCAGGGTTGACGGCGACCGGGGATTCTGCATACTCGCCCTGGACGAAGCTGGTTTCCCAGACCGACCGCATGACACGTCGACCCGTCTTCGACAAGGCCGCCCGCCAGGGCGGCTGTCATGGACCCTCCCTCCCCAGCCCATCCGGGCACCCTTCGGATTCTCGGGTAAGCATCGCTGATACTGCGTCGTTTCGCCCCCTGCAACTCAACGAGTTACGGGGGGAGCTTACGATGCTTACGATGCTTACGATTTCGAAAAACTAATCGTAAGCGCCAAACCCTTTGCGTTTGAACCACTTAGCAGGGGGAGCTTACGATGCTTACGATAATCCGTTCCCCCTTTATATGAGACGTTTTTTTGAAACTACGCTATACCACTTTTTTTCCCTTTTTCTACTTACGGTAAACTTGTTATTTATCATAAGCATCATAAGCAGAGGGGGTAAAGGCATGGGCACGAAGAATTTACGCGCTTATGATAAGTTGGATGCAATCGTAAGCATCCTAAGCTCCGACCCCGGCGGGGCTTTTCCGTTCAGGCAGGCGGTTGCGTAGCAACCGCTTAACCCCGCTTACGATTGCCATATCGAGGTATTAGCCCGCGTGATCCGCGCAGGGCGCTGAAATTCCGCTTGCAACCGCCGGGGGATCTTGTGTTACTGTGTGCCCACGATGCCCGGCCGAACGAAGACAACCCCGCGGAAGTACACGTACGTGCCCTTCCGCCCGGGGCACGAGCTTCAGGAGCAGCTCCGGGCGGTTGCCGCCAGGCGAGGCACCACGGTCAGCGAAATCATCCGGGTCTGTTGCCTGCGGGCCCTTCCCCATCTCCAGTATGAACCCCGACTCTCCCGCAACTCCGGCTGATTTCCGACGACAAGCCCTCCGGGAGGTCGAAGCCTGCGTTTGCCGCGACCGACAGGCCACCTACGGGGATGCGGAGGACAACTTCGCCCACATCGCCCAGATGTGGGGCGCGTACAAGGGGGTCACGTTTTCCGCAGGGGACATCGCAGCGATGATGATCCTGGTGAAGGTCGCTCGTATGCGGACGTCACCCAAGCACTACGACAACTGGATCGACGCTGCCGGGTACGCGATCTGCGGCGCGGGGATCGTCAAGCCGCCGCCGCCGCCGAAAACCGGGGCGCTCATCTCCGGAACCTGCGTCGGGTGTAAGGACCCGATACTCGGCTCGTTCATCTCCGATTCGCAGGGATCCTGGCACGAGAGCTGTTTTTTGGCAGGGGGAAAGGGACCTCACTCCTGATGGGGTGTCGCAAGCACCCTGCCCGAGAGATGCTGCTTGCGACGATTCATACCGTCCTGCCCGCCGGACGTATCAGGAGAGGCGGGCGCCAACTACAACGAACTATGCACAAACTAACGACAAGCCAACTACCACGCCACGAGAGCCGATTGGCTCGTGTCTTCCATCGTACGCGGGCTCGCTTCACGTACGCGGATCGCACCACTCCTGACGGGGTTTTCATGGACGCTCGCAAGCGTCCGTACACGCGCATGAAGAACGGCGAAATCCGCCGCATGCTGTGAAGCCTGCGTTTACGTGCCAAATCATAACGCTGGCTATGCTGGCATTTACTCTGGCTGCTTTGATCCGGCATGAGCCGGTGGCAGCAGTTATGTTCGCAACAACGTGTGTGTTTACCTTTGGACTATCCCAGACCTTATGAAAGTGCGTGATCTCATTGAAGCATTGCAACGCTGCGACCCCGATGCGGATACTCCGTTCTCTACGGTGTATCCGGCTGTTTATGTTTACGGTAGACGGGAGATAGTGTTTGGAAATCGACCTCCGGATGCTCTGCCGCTTACCCCGGACCAAATACGGTGGCTTGGCCAGCACGGGGTGACGGGGTATCAAAGCAACACTGCCGCCGCAGTGTATCGCTGAAATGAAACCGAGATGTGTCGCGTTTAGGTGTGAAAACGCGCCCCTTTTGTGGAGGCGGGTTGGAGATTACCTCCAGACGAAAAATGGCTTTTTCACGATCAAGGTAGCCGGATGGTATTGCCCAGAATGCGGGGCCGGCTACGGCGACGGGGGTCGTGTGCCGCGCAGAAAGACAAGGCGATCGCGATGATCCTGCCTCTTTCCTGGCAGCCGGAGCCAATCGCCGCCATGGAGGCGGCCATCCGGGCGAATCGGGCGTTTCTCGATGCCAGCGACACCGGCACCGGAAAGACCTTCGTGACGGTCCTTGCGGCGAAGGCGGCGGAGGTCCGGCTCGGAGTTGTCTGCCCCAAATCCGTGATCCCCGCATGGCACGAAGCGGCCGAACTGGCCGGGGTCCCGGTCGAATTCGTCCGCAACATCGAGTCGCTCAAGGCGGAGAGGCCGGAACGCTACCTCCGGAAGTTCGGCAAGTCCTGGCAATGGCGGGTTCCTGCCGGGGTGAAGCTCGTCTTTGACGAAGTCCACCGGCACGCCGGGCAGACGAGCGATAACGCCAAGATCCTGGCAGCAGCGCCTCCGTCTATCATGCTTTCGGCGACGGCGGCGAACAGCCCGCTCCAGATGCGGGCGATCGGGAGTCAACTGGGGCTGACGACCTGGGGCGATTGGTGGGGCTGGTGCCTCAAGAATGGTTGTCGCCCGGGAGACTTTGGCGGCCTCAAGTTCGTGGGAGGGACTCCGGTGCTGGATCGCCTGCACCGGCAGATCTTCCACACCGGCCGGGGGATTCGCGTACGGGTGGCGGATCTTCCGGCCGGGGTATTCCCGGACAACCTCGTCGAAGTCGTCGGGGTGCCTGTCGACAAGCAGGAGGCGCTCGACGAGGCGTACATGCGGGAACTGGCCCTCCTCAAGGCGGACGCTGCGGGGATCCTTCCGGAGCTGACTCGCAGCCGGCAGATGTCCGAGCACTTGAAGTTGCCGGCGATGATCGAGATGGCGTCGGACGCCCTTGCCGAAGGCCACTCGGTCGCGCTGTTCGTGAACTTCCGGGACTCGCTCCAGCGCCTTTGCTCGCATCGGTGGGGGTTCCCCATCGCCCGCATCGATGGCGAGCAGACATCCGACGAGCGGGAAACTGAGCGCATGCGCTTCCAGACGGACTACGCCCGGGTCATCGCGGTGATGATCCAGGCGGGCGGGCATGCGTTGTCGCTGCACGATGTGCGCGGGGAGTTTCCGCGCCTCGGGCTCCATTCTCCCGGCTGGTCCGCCCGGGAGTTGCTCCAGGCACTCGGCCGGCTCCCCCGGGCCGGGGCGAAGTCCAACGTGATCCAGCGGATCCTCTTTGCTGCTGGCACCATCGAGGACCGCATGCGTAAGCGCACGATGAGTAAGGCGCATGACATTACGACATTGAATGATGGAGACCTCAGTGCTGCATGATGGTAAGTAGCATGGATACCACAGTACGCGTTCAATCCAACGAAATCCGGCCCACGGACGCTCCAGATCGAGCCGGGTCGTCAAAAGGTGTAGGGGACAGTTACATGATTTGGTGCAAGCGTCGCGGCGTGTCGCCGTATGTTACCCGGCTGAACCGAAGGCAGAAAGAAAGGATGGCGGGGCAGCCCAAACAATCTCTGACTTGTTGATCATACTGTCTGTAGTGGCTACTATTGTTTCGATAGTCAACCTTATCCATGTACTCACACAATGACTGACCACGCCGAGCGATCTCATTCCAAGATCAGTCCGTCCAAGCTCAAGTACCTGGAGATTTCTCCGGCGTTTGAGGATGATCCCACGAACGAGGAACATCCAATCACAGCCGAGGGGACGCTGTGCCATGAGGCATTGGACTCCGGGAACGACGACAAGTTGGCTACTGACGAGCAGCGGGGGTGGGTGGCCCAGTGCCGGGAATACGCATCGAAGGTTTTGCCCGCGGCTCCGAACTGCGAACACGAGGTTAAAATCGATGTGCTCGATGGGATCTGGGGGTTCATCGACCTCGTCAAGATGATGGGAACCAAATTCGGCGCATACCAGGCGGCAATCCTCGACTGGAAGTTCGGATTCAATCTCCAGGAGGATGTGGAGACGAATCCGGCCGCACAGGCGTATGCCTTTGGGCTTTTCTGCCGATACACCCTCCTGTCGGAGATCTTCGTCGCCTACGTCTACCCGCGGCTGGGGCAGATTTCGACGCACACCTTCACTCGGGCGGACATGCCGCGGATCGAGACGCGCATTCGGCTGATCGTGGAGAAGGCGAGGGACGCCACGCCGGAAACGTGCCGCTGGAGCCCGGACACTTGTCGTTGGTGCAGGCATCGGGCGACATGCCCTACTCTGGCCAAGGAAGTGCTCCCGATCGCCACCCGCTATGCGGAGACGCACAGCATGCCGATTCCGGCGTTCGGTGATCTGGCCACGCTCAATGACCCGGCCAAGTTCGCCCGGCTGCTCAGCATCGTACCGATCCTCGAAGCGGCGGCGGAGAGCATCAAGCGCAACGCCGTGCGACTCCGCCTGGAGGAAGGCGCGGAGATCCCCGGCTACGAGCTTCGTACCCGGGCTGGCCGGAAGAAGGTGCTTAACGCCGTGCTGGCATGGGATGTGATCAGCAAGCTCGGCGTGACCCAGGAGCAGTTCCTGCGCGCTGTGGATGTTCGTGTCACGGAGCTGGAGAAAGTCGCCGGGGAGATCGCCCCGAGGGGGAAGAAGAACAAGCTCATTCTTGCGATGAACGACGCGCTGAATGATGCTGGCATTTTGGAAATCGGGCCGGAAGTCACCTACATGCAGAAGGCCAAGTGATCGTCTTCGGGTACATCTACGGAGTCCTTTGGGCTCTGCTCGTCTCCCTCGCGCATAGTCCGCGAGATATTACCGCTGGGGTGTGCGGCCCGCTGGAAGAGGGCAACGGCACAGCCCGGCATGCGGATACTCCCGTTCAGGAAGCATCTACCTATGGTTAGATACCGAAGCAGGAGTGCAGCAGGAACGGAGACTATGCCTGCTGACTTCTGCGTTCGCCATCGCGATTCGGTGGCGAAGTCAGAAGTCGGTAACAACACACGAAGAACCAAGAACTAATTATGGCAACAGCAACATTCGGACGGGCTCGGGCGGTGGCGGAACGTGCGGCTAAGGCGGATGTGACGGAGGCAGCGGATACGGGAACGACGGCGGTGGCGCCGACCGATCTCCCAGTCCCTGCGGTTCCAGACGCGACGTCTCCGGCTTACCGCGGCGTCGAAGGGGAATGGGTCGCCCGGGATCAGACCATCCCCTTCATTGCGCTTGGTCAGCGCACGTCGGCCATGGCGGAGGAACACCCCGAATTCATCGGGAGATTCATCTACGACAAGAGTGAGAGCCTCGGCGAGACGCTCACGGTCATCGTGACGAACATGCGGAAGTATTACCTGGAGGCGGTGGAGTTCGGGTCGGCCGAGATTCCGGCCAGGTTTTCTACTGCGGCGGACGTGCGGGCCGCCGGCATGGACCCCGAGAACAAGGACGAAGTCGTGTCGGTGGGTGATGTCGACATTCTCGTCCGAGCCACCAGCGAGTCGCAGTATGAACGCTGCACGCTCGTGGACGAGGCGGACACCGGCTACTACCCGGCCCGCATGACGTTGCGGTCCTCGGCGCTTTCGGCGTTCAGTGGCGTCGTCTGGCGGGATCTCCGCGGCGGATGGCTCAAGGGCGACCTTTGCGCCGGGTACTACAAGCTCGTGTCGACGAAGAAACTCAACCCGAAGGGGCACTACTACGTTCCGCTCGCCCGGGCGGACGGCGCCCTCACTCCGGCCTTTCGCGCCAAGCTCCGCGAGACGTTTGGCATCTAACGCTTCGGCGTATGTCATTCGCCACGGTTGACTTCGAGACGAGCTATTCGAAGGACCGGGATATTCGGAGTCTCGGGGTGGTGCCGTATCTGGCCCACCCCGAGACCGACATCTACCTGGTTTCGATTGCTTTTCCCGACGGCAGTACCTGGGCGGGGGACCCCAGAGTGGCCCCGTGGGATAAGATCCAGCATCTCCCGTGGGTGTCGCATAACCGCTCGTTCGATCTTGCGGTTTACCGGGAGTTGCAGCGGCGCAAAGTGGTATTGCGCCGGGATCCACCCGCTTGGCATTGCTCGGCGGACCTCATGGCATACATCCAGGCCCCGCGGGCCTTAGCCAAGGCATCGAAGATGCTGTTGCGTACCGAAGTGTCGAAGGTCACTCGGGACGAGATGCGCGGGCAGGACTACCGCAGGCTGACCCCTGAGAAGCAGCGCAAGGTTCAGGAGTATGCCCGGGCGGATGCGTTGCTGTGCTGGATGCTGTGGCGGGATCATCACGCAGCGTGGCCGGAGGAGGAACGGTGGCTATCCCGGCACACGACGGACATGGGGCTTAATGGCATCGCCTACGATGCGGAGTTGGCGAGTCGGGATCGGGATGCGCTCCTGTCCGTCATCTGGAGTGCCGAAAAGGAAATCCCGTGGGTGGGGGAGGCTCCTCCGTCCAGCCGGAACCAGTTGATGGAGGAATGCCGCCGTGCTGGCATCGAGCCTCCGGAAACCACCGACGCCAAGAGTGAGGTGTTCGACATCTGGGCGGACAAGTACGCGAGCCGGGCCCCTTTCGTTGCTGCGGTCCAGAAATGGAGGCGGGCTAACCGGCTGCTCAAGGTCATCGACGCGATGATGGTCCGCAATGTCGAAGGTCGGGTGCGGTACAACTTGAAGTATTTCGGGGCTATTCACACCGGGCGGTGGAGTGGGGACACCGGGCTGAATCTCCAGAATCTCCCACGCAAGGCCTTTGAATGCGTCGATGTCCGGGCGCATTTGATACCTGCTCACGACCATTCGTTCATCGTCAGCGATCTCTCCCAAGTCGAGGCGCGGGTGGCGCTATGGTTGGCGGAGGATGGCGACATGCTACGCATGCTTTCTACAGGCATGGACCTGTACGAGGCGCATGCCAGGGCGACGATGGGGTACACAGACCCGAGACCGCTTAAACTGGTGGATCCGGATATGCGCCAGTTTGCCAAATGCCGGGTTTTGGGCCTGGGATTCGGCCTGGGTGCAACGAAGTTTCAGCGTATCGTGAAGCAATGGGCCGGCATCGATATTACGCCGAAGCAGGCGTACGACATTGTCTCGGATTTCCGACGCAAGAATGAGCCCATCCTTGGGATTTGGCGATACTTGGAGCGAACTATACGCAGGGTGCGGGACCCAAAGACCAAAGAGCCCGTGGAGTCCAGTATCCAATTACCCAGCGGTCGGGTGATTCGGTATTTTGACGTACGCGAGGTAGGAGAAGGTAACTGGGTCGGTAGTGTGGAGCAGGGGGATTTCCCCAAGCGATTGTACGGAGGAGCATTGTTAGAGAACGCGGTCCAAGCAACTGCGCGGGAAATCCTCGCCAGCAAGATTCGGGAGGTGGAGGGCATGGGGTTGAGGGTGGTCTTGCATGTTCACGACGAATTGGTCGTGGAGTGTCCGAATCATTTGGTGGATGGGGCGAAGCACGTAGTTGCCCGCATCATGTCGACTGCTCCTCGTTGGGCGGCTGATTCCGGGCTGGAATATCGGTTGCCGTTGATGTCCGAAACAACTGTGGTGAAGAGGTATGGAAAATGAGTCCTCTCGTATTATTCCGTATTGCGAATCTCTCCTCCCCGAAGGCCGAGCGGGCGGAGATCATCGATCCTCCGGTAGTATCTCGTCCGCCGTTCAAGGATAAGACGGCGTACCGGAAATGGTGCGCGGACCCGGCAACAGATCACGCCTTCCTTTCCCCCGTCGAAGGGCTTTCCCCGCACCTTCGCGTGTCCGCCTCCAACCCGCCGTGGAAACTCCATGGGCTGGTGGGCGAGTACGACGCCACGGTTCCGGAGGATTGGGAGACCCGGCATTTGTCCAAGGGCCCCTTCCCGCCGATGTGGGCGACCCGGACGTTCTCCGGGCACGGCCGCGTGTACTGGGCTTTTGCGGTGCCGGTCGAGATTTCGAATCCGCGGTTGGCCGAGGAGTTCTACAAGGTCGCCTTCACGGAATTGAAGGCCCGCAAGCTCGGGCCCGGGTTCGAGTTGGCCGAGTCTTCGAAGCCGACGCAGTATTTCGAGATCGGAACCGACTGGGTGCGGGTCGGCGGGGCGCCGATCTCCGAGGCGACCCTGGCGGCGTGGGTGTTCAAGGCGGCCCAGAGGGTTGACTGGGCGAAAGAGGCGCCCGGCATCCCGATCGAGCGGGTGCGGGCGGAGGCGGAGCGCCGCTGGCCCGGCCGTTGGCCGGGCGGGTGGGACCACTTCGATGTCGGGGTCCGGGGCATCCGGTTCTGGGACGACTCGGCGGACGCGGAATCCGTCCTGGTCACCGAATCCGGCTGCGTCTGCTGGACGGGGGAGCGGTCCTGGATGCCCTGGCGCGAGATCTTCGGACCGGACTGGGTCCGCCGGCAGTCCGAGGACATCATCGGGACCGCGATTTCGAACCTGTGGTGTGAGCCCGGGGCTGGTCGGTACTGGAAGAAGAAAGAGGGCGGGGAGAAGGTGCAGATTCCGACACGGACTGACCTCATTCTGCACCTGAACGTCATGGGTCTTTCACCCAAGGTGCCCAAGGGCGAGACGCTCTCCGAGATTGAGCGGGCCATTTTCACGCTCCAGGAGACCCGATCGGTCCATGGCATCCATCCGGCTTTCTACAACCCCAACGACGTCGTGGTGATCAGCCGTAAGCGGTATTTGAACGTCTCGACGGTGCGTCCTGGTATCGCGGCTCCGGGCAAGCATCGCTGGGGCGAGGGATTTCCCTGGATCGCGGAGTTCTTCAAGCAGTCGTTGCGGGAACAGCTCTGGCATGTGATGGCCTGGTTCGCGGTTTCGTATCGCCAAGCCCTGGAGGGTAACCCTAAACCGGGGCTCGTATTGTTGCTGTGTGGGCCTGCTAGCACAGGGAAGACGTTTACGAGCACGAAGCTAGCACGATACGTATTCGGCGATTCGGAGGATGCCAGTTCATTTCTCCTAGGGGAGGATCAGTTCAATTCGACGTTAATGGGATGTCCGCTGTGGACGGTGGATGATGCGGTAGCGGCCACGGATCGGAAGATACACGATCGATACTCGCAGTTGCTCAAGCAGATTTCAGCGAATGCCAGCCTCAAGTTTCGTGGGATGTGGCGTGAAGGCTACACCGCGATGTGGGGAGGACGTGCGATTGTTACGTTCAATGATGACCCTGAGTCGTTGTTGATGATGCCTGGCTGGGATCGATCGATTACGGATAAAACGATGTTGGCCAAGGTGTACCCGCATAATTTGAAGTTTCCTAGCGATGAGGAGTTGGCGGCAGAATTGCCTCATTTCTGTGCTTTTCTTCGGGACTGGGAGATCCCGCCAGAGATTGCTGTGGGTGGCAGGTTTGGAATAGCGCCCTACCATCATCCGGAGTTGATGGCGGCAGCAGCGGAAGCTAGTGATACGATGGGGCCGGAGCAGTTGATCCTTATGTGGAGGGAACGGTATTTCGCGGATCATCCGGAGAAGGATAAATGGGAGGGGCATACATCCGCACTCCAGCAGGCGATCGAGAGCTACGAGTCCATAGCGGATCTTGCTCGCAGACAGATCCGGTCAGCGAACGTAATGGCCCGCTATCTCAATAAGCTCCTGGCCCGAGGGGTTAAGTGGCTGGGCCGGAAACACGCGCACAAGAACGGCCAGAAGATTCTCGTCATCACCAAGCCGACCGCGGACGAGCTGGAGTGAATTGGGTTGCTTCGTATGACAAAGTTGGCATAGTTAGGCATGCCGACGGAAGTCAATGTGACAAAAGTGGCGCCCCCGCAAGCGCCGACCCGGATTGCGGCGGAACCTCCGCCCCCGATGGACCCGGTTGACCCGGAAACTGCGGAAGTCCTCAAATTCATCGGGATCCCGATGCCGGTCACGCAGGAGACCCCTCCGCCCCCGGAGCCTACTCCCGAACCCACCCCCGCCCCCGCCCCCGCCCCCACCCCCACCCCGGCGCCTCCGGCAACGCCTGCTGCGGCGCCAGCACCGGCCTCGGAGCCGCCTACGCCCGGGAGCCTCTCCAAGCTCGGGGAGGCGGCGGATCGTTTGGTGGCCGCCGCGGATCGGCTTCGGGGGACGTCCCCGGCGGAGCCGGCCGCAGCCCCGGCGCCTCCGGCAGAACCGGCCGACGAGGAAACTGCGTTGCGTCGCCAGGCGCTGGAGCTGCTCCAGTCTACGGATCGGAAGTATCGGGGTCGCCAGCTCGTGGCGGAGTTCGATGACTTCATGCGGTCTTTGGACAAGTACAAGGCTCGGTGGGAGGCGGAGCATCCGGGGGAGGAGTTCGATTATGAGGCGGACGCGCACGAGGAGTGGCGGAATCGCAACGGCATGGATGTGGCGGACGAGGACTTGATCCGAGCGGAGGCCCGGGTCGAGGCGAGGCGCGACTTCGAAGAGCGGCTCGCGGAGGAGCGCCGGCAGCAGGCGGAGCGGGAGGCCGCGGGCCGGGCGGAGGCTTTGGCGGCGGAAGTGCCGGCGAAGTTCCTCGGGCGTTTCGATGCGGAAACGATCGAGTCGCTCAAAACGAAGGACCCCGATCTGGCGTACGAAGTCCAGGCCACCCTGCCGGCGGCGGTTGCTGCTGCGCGGGCGGTTCACGAGCTGTGCCGTCCTGGGGCGGCGGAGGATCCGCGGAGCGACATTCATCGCAACGTGCTATCACTGGTCACCTACTATGAGGACCTTCTTTCGCGCATGCCGGCGGAGGAGACGATCCGCGACGGGCAGCAGTTTGTCCCTCACGCCACGTACGTGAAGCTCCCGCCGGAACAGCAGCGGCGGACGTGGACACTTCGATACGCCCCCGGGGCGGTGGAAAGTCTGGTGTTGAGCAAGTTCAAGGAGATCGCGGAGCAGCGCACCCAGGCCCGGAAGGCGTGGATTGCGCCTCCTGCGCCCGCCGCGCCGGCCCCGCCGGCCCCGCCGGTCCCGACGCCTCCTGCGCCTGTTCCTCCGACGCCGGTCCCGGCGCAAGTTCGCCCTCCTGCGGCATCCGCGGGTCCGGCGGCGTCGCCGATCGCGCCTCCGGCAGCCGAGCGGGGAACCGACTACTTCTTCGGTCGTGACTAAGCCGCTCATCCATCCGGCAGTCCTGGCGCTTGTTTGCCCGTCCAAGCAGGCGTGGAATGCACGAGCCAGCCAGGCCGAGCAGGCTGAAGGGGCTGGGGTCAGTCTCCGCACGTTCACGCGCCTGGTGTCAAAGGCGTGGACGGAGTGGCCATTGGACAAGGCAGTTCGATGGTGCTCCTACTGTGGGATCGATTTCTGGAAGATTACGACCGAAGCGCAGATCTCGCCCAAGATGTTGCGATTGACTCGATGGGATCTTGATAATCCCCGAGTGGTCAAAGCATTGAGGCTGGTGTGCGAGTCGCATGGAGTGGACCCAACTCCTGCTCGTATTCGAGCCATTGCCGAAGCTATGGAATTGTCTGCTCAGCAATATGGCCAAATGGCTCCCGCGGCTTAGCGAGCGTCAGCGGCAACTCTACGACACGGACAAACGTCTGGTCCTGGCAGTTGGTCCTCGGGCATGTGGCAAAACCTGGTCGTTGGAGCACATGGTGCTCAGGCATGCCTGGCGTAATAATCCAAGTCGGTTTGCGATCATCTGCAAAACTACCCGGGCCGGGTCGTTGGGGGTGTGGCCGGAGTTGATTTCGGTGATCTATAACGAATGGAGGGAGGCCGGGATTTCGTCGGAACATGCGGAGTTCGGGTGGTCTACGACTCCACGAACGGACCCAACGACCAAGATCCGATATGCCAAGCTGAAAAACTCTCAGGGCGGAGAGTCTGAGATTCTGCTCTTTCCCGTGGAACGAAGCGCGGATGCGCTGGAAAAGCTGTTATCCACACAGTTCTCCGGCATCTGGATTTCGGAATCGCATTTGTACGAGGATCGCAACCTGTTCGATGTGGCTCGAAACCAGTTGCGGTTGGCGGGCGTCCCGTTCAAGGAGACCAAGCTGTTATGTGACTGCAATCCTCCGACAGAGGGGCCAGCGCATTGGTTGTACGATGTCTTCTATCGGGAACGATTCCTGGCAGAAGAGCAGTTCCCGGAGGAATGGGATGAGGCGACCCGGGAGGCGTTCCTGGCCCATCAACGGGACCTAGGAGTTTTCGAGTTCGCGCTCACGGACAACGACTACCTGGACCCGGGGCTTGCCGCCCAGATCCGGGCCACATACGCCATGTCTCCGGACGATTTTAACCGGCTGGTGTTAGGAAAGTGGCCGGATCGATCCAGCCCGACGTCGGTCTTCAAAGGGGTTTGGGACAAAAACATCCATGTGGTCGGGGATGTAACCGCGCCGAACGAAGCGGATTGGGAAGTGCTAGCACCTTCGGACGGACCGCATGTTGTCCGCGAAGGGAAAGATGTGCTGTTGTTGCAGGGATGGGACCTGGGTGACGTGAATCATGCGTGGGCGGCTATTCAACCATGGGAGACGGATGATGGCCGACTTGCGTTCGACGTCATTGACGAATGGGTCGACATTGGAGGCCGAATTTCGGTCGAAGATGTCACCAAGAAGATCGTAATGCCGCAGATGGAGGCGTTGGAGGAGATGGCAGGATTCTCGTTGGCATGGCAGTACTATTCGGATAGCTCGGCAATGAAGTTTCGTTCGTCTGCTCGTCGTGGGGAGGCTATACCAAGCGACGATGAACTTACAGATGCGGCTATTGTGGCGGCAGCATCCGGAGGAGAAATCGATCTCATTGGGGCGGCGGAGGTGAAGAAAGTCGGATGGCAGCGTCGCCGAGTGAATTTGCTCATCCAACTTCTGGCGGAACGGCGGTTGCGGGTATCAGCTCATTGCGCGTGGACAATTCGCATGTTCAACCGACTGCGGAAGGACACGTCGTCAAAAGCATCCACGTTCCTGGCACCCGGCCAGGATGAGAAGCACATCTTCGACGCGGTGTCGTACCCGATCGCCATGCAACTGATTGACCAGTTGATGGAGCCCGCCGGGCCCAAGGTTGTTCGGCGGATGATTTCGTCGCACTAGGCGGCGGCGAGGGCGGCCATCAATTCGGGAGGGGGCCCTGCGGGAGCGGGCGTCGGGTTCTCAGACTCGGATTCGGTTTCGACCATCACAGTGACGCTTCCCGGCTGAACTTCGGTCACTTCCAGGGCGGCTTCGTCTCCGGTTTTCGTGAGCCCGAGACTCCGGGCAATGTCGATCGGGATCGTTGCGGTCATGGCTTCACGGTAGCACTTCTCAGCCGGTGAAAATACGCCAAATCT